CGGNCATCATGTTATATATAATCGAACCAACAGCTAATGTTGCAAACCAGATCGGCGTGCCTAGAGCTACGTTGAACGATAGAATCTTGCTATTGTAGAACTTGTCGTACTGATAAACAGTCGTGCCATCAACCACGTACAAAAAATTAATAGACTTGTAAATAGCCCGTGGCTCCGCGTTAAAAACTAATTTGTTTTCACCTAAGAATTCAACGTGCTTTCTACCCATTGTTGGGTATAGAGCCTGTTGCTTTTTGCCAGACTCAACCTGAATTCCGTACCAGTTTGCGCAGTCCATAGCACCAAATTGCGAAAACCTTTGTACGTCGTAGTAGCATAATATATTAAGCGGCTCAATCTTAGCGCCTTCTGGGTTTTTAGCCATTAAATACCCGCCCTGACGCGCCACGCGCCATTGAGCATTGATTGCTGGTCGCCAGTGATTGAAAGATTAACCTCGCTTGCAGCTTCCATATTATCCTTTAGTTCTCTGTATTCAGCCTCTAAATCAGCTGTCCACGCAGAGCCGCGACCCTTGAATTTTGATACGTATTTGCCAACGGCATATAAGAAATAAAGGTGATAATACTCAGGCACAACACTCATGTCATCGCTTGAGGTAAGCCGTGAAATTTGAAACTTACCCCGGCAATAAAATTCATACGCTTGACTCGCTCCGGGATACAATTGAGCAACAACTTTGTCCGTGTCAGGTAGCGTTATAATAAAGCGCGGCAGCCCCATAAGAGGCTCGTATTTCCATGCCGACAAGAACTCATCCCTACTTTTATCAATAAGCGGATATGTTACACCGCTTAGTACAAGCCACGCGTTATCAAGATTGGCAAGTCGTCCGTGTCGGATATATGCAACAGCTGGGTCGCTTGTGTCATGCGTAAAATACAACGCAGACGCGCCAGTGGTAGTTGCGTTTACGTTCAGCGTAATTGTGTTGCCCACAATACTTAAAATGCTGGCTGCGGCTGGAATTCCACCGCCCGTAACCGTATCGCCAGCAAAGTACAAAGTACCGTTCACTACTGTAAAGCTAGGCGATGCAGCTGTAAGCGTGACAATCTCTTTGATAGTTGTTGACGTCGAATAATTAGAGTCGACAAAGTAGATAAGATTCTGTGACTCTAAGATTGGCGCTGAGACAGTTTTAGCAATTGTCATCATAAGGCCAGAACTTGCATATGACTGTAAGAGTTGGTTTAAAACCTGTATAGCTAACTTCTCATCATCCCCATGCAGCGGTATTGTTGGGTTTGAAGCGTTAATCAGTCGATACATTTGATAAACAAAGTCTCGTACAGTAAAAGACATTATGCGCGCTCTCTAGTCAAAAAACTATCGTTTAGTCCAGCCTTAACAGCCAAGCTGTCTTGCTGCTCTGCGTATTCAGCGTCTTTTGATTTTTCTAAAATATCAATAACTGTTTCTTTTCGTGAAGACTTTCTTGTGCGTTTTGGAGCTTCTTCAGATACCACCTCGATTGCGCTAGAGTCTTCAATAGTTGCAAACCATACGCCAGAAGCCATTGCCTCTTGATAACCGTCGTACGACTCAACCAATTTACTAGAACCATTTTGCGCATAAACGTAAGCCCTAAAGCTTAGTCTTGGCACCATTCTTCCTAAATATTTAACCAGTGAATTATCCATGAGCTAACCTCGCAAAAACTAGCCCCTTACTTAAAAGGGGCCAATGACATTAAGAGCAGATACGAACCGCGAACTCAGGATTGATTGCAACGCCGCATATAACGTCGATACGATCTAACTGTTCGTAATTTCGGATATCAGCACCCAGAGAGTAAGTCATAGCTAGCTTGTACAAGTCACTGTACCTAGTTACAGCTTCAACACCACCGCGCAACTCTTTGATTGGAGGCGCTGCGAATACAATCGCTTGAGTGTGATAGGCCAAAGACACGTTATGACTGCTTCGTAGCAACATTTGAGCGCCGTTAGGAATTGCAGCACTAATGTTTTGACGGGCACCAGACACGACAATTGCAGGGCTAACAGGCACGTCGGCTAAACCGCCGGCGGTTGATATTACTTGCGCTGTAACTACAAACTGCGCGCGCTGCTCTAAAGCTTCATACGTCAAAGGGTTAATCATGAATACGCCATCAGCATCGGCAACTTCAATGATATCGCCTTCGTTAAACACAACGGTTGAAACGGCTAGGCCGGATAGTGAAATGGTGCTTCCTGAGCTAATTGGGCCGTTAGTTACGATACCACCAAGCTTAAAGCCTGCTGGAGGTGCGCCACCAACTTCACCAGCTCCAGCGATTTGACGCGCTAAGAAGTTAGTTTTGAAGAAGTCAAAGCCTGATAAATGACCGACAAAGCCATCAATCAACGCGCCTGTGTTGACGGTGTTGTTGAAAGTTGTATACAAGTCATTTGAAAGACTAGCTGCAATACGTGGACCAACACCGCAGTAACGTTTGCCATCTTCAGGAATCGCAAGCTCTGTCATATACGCATCAGCATTTAAGATGGTATTGAAATCAACAGGAACGCCAGGAGTCCCGACAGCTTGATAAGTTTGTTTTTGGAAATTGTCACGAGCAATGAAGCCCTCAACCAAGTTTGCTAATCGTTTAGCTCGCGGGGTATTTGCCATGTCAAGATAAGGTTCATCGCGAGCACGGTCAAAGGTTAAATCAAAACCCGTGTACTCAACCATGGTGCGGAATTGCTTGGAAATAGTAAGTGGTCGGATAATTTGAACGCGAGCCTCAGCAGTAGCAGAAGCGCCTTCACCAGCCAGGTATCTTTCTTCTAAACGATAGTCAAGTGTTTGACCTGTAGCAAAACGTAGGTTCTTAAAGTCGCCTTCAAGGTTTCTGTTAGCTGTGCGTGCGAAAGAAAGCGAATTCCAGAACCTCACGAACACATCGTCTAAAACATATTGAGTTGTGCGAAAAGTGTTACTCATGATATATATACTCCGTATAATATTCAAACAATCAAATAATGTCTATTGCTAGACGCTCTTTTATTGTCCGAACGGTAGACTATATATACTCGTTCATTCTTTGTTCAGTTGCTAATCAGGTGACGGAATCTTATACCCTGTTACACGTCATTAGTTCAATAGTAGTCCTGTTGTTGTATTTCTGTCAAATTATTACAAATGTTAAAATATGCGCTATAACGTCAACTGTCCAACCATTGCCTAAGGCTTTGTATCTCTGCGTGTTGCTAATCCCGCTGGTGTAATCGTCAGGCAAGGTCTGCAAGCGTTCGCATTCCAAAGGCATTAACTTCCTGATTACAAAATCTTCGGTTACGTAATTATCTTTTTGAACCGTAGTAAGTGCGCATGTCTTACCGTCCGGCCTTGTCTCGTAACCACGAACTACAGCGCCATTCTTATCGTCTCGCTTTGTGCCGTCTTCTGTTAATCGTCTGCCTCTCTCGCTTGTTTGCAGAACTTTAACGTGCTTACCTCCTCCCCCGTGAGTGAGAATCGTTGGCGATTTTCCTAAATCAGTGTAAACACGATTATCTTTCTCCTGCCCTTTTTTATCCAAGAAGCCGTTTTTATCGCAATGATTAAAGACTAGTTGCCTTCTATGATTTTCAAAGTATGACTTTAAGTTGCCACCCTTCCAATAGTTTGCGTCTATGCAATAGCTTTTATCTTTGACGACAACTCCGTGCTCAATAATGTCTTTAAGATAAATTTCTTTGTCTGCTGGCTGTGTAACGTCAGGTATATTAGTCCAATAGAACCTAAGCCTGTTTTGAGCGGATACCAGAGAGCTGTTAATTGCTATAGGCTCAACACCAAGTAATCCGCTGATGACGTCTTGGTATTCTTTTTTCATGCGTACATTTTCAAGCAAGAAATACTTAGGTTTGTAATGATTTATCACTTCTACAAACTTAAAAAACAATTGGCTACGGTGATCGTTAAATGCGAGCTGTTTGCCTGCGAAACTAAATCCTTGGCAGGGAGAGCCTCCCATGATTATATCCGGCTGGGGTAAATTCCAAGAGCGCCAATCATTGATGCTGCCAAGCTGCGCTGTGTCGGGGTAATTCTTTTGCGCCACCTGTATTGCGTATTTGTCAATCTCGCTTGCATGGTAGTTGTCAATGGGTACGCCTGCACGCTCTAAAGCTACGCGTCCGCAGCTAATGCCGTCAAACAAGCTTAAAATATTCATATGTTTTCATCTTTATAAAGAGTAGTCCTGTTGTTGTATTTCTGTCAAATTATTACAAATGTTAAAATATGCGCTTTTCGCTTGGTTTATTATTTAACACCTCTGCCAAATATGCAGGTAAAGAATTGAACACCTCTGCCAATAATGACGAGACCTCTGCCAAATCTGCATATTCGACAAGCCACAGTGGCAGAGATACTAAGAACTCTACTAATATATCTACTAAAGGAACGGCCTCGCTTACGCAAATTCAACCCCTTAAGGTCAACCCCCCACGCAAAAGGTTTTGAATGGGTGGGAAAATGGGTGGAACCGAACCCAGCACAAGTTAACCGGATTCGATTGATAGCGGACTAAATTCTATACTTGGGCTTTTTACCTAATGCAATCTCTGCGTGCATTAAGAACAAATGCAGCGACCTGAACGCTAGTGTCTTCTCAGCGCAGTCAGGTGCGTTTTTATCTAAGTCGGCGGCCATCTCTTTAACCTTTACATTCAGGTTATAATTGTACTGCCTATCTTCCCCATCAAACGTCACTCGGTCAAACATTCCGTCAATCGTGCTCATCATCTATTCCCCTTGTGTCGCTGTACTATTTTTGATAAGCGACTAGAGTCAGCCTTAGCAAGCAAGTCATCGCCTTGCGTATCCACAGCCTTTTTAGTCGCCTTGGTTGTAGTGTCCTCACCCGTGCGGCTCAGCGGCTTAGGCGCTTTAGTGGTAGGCTTGTTGCGACGCATACGCTCTTCAAGCCGTATCATTTCGGCATATCGTGAGTGAGGGTCACGTAGTTTAGATATGCGATCCAAGTCTTCAGGATTGCGCTTAGACGCTGCATATATAAAAGCTGCAGGGTCGGCAATGCCTCTTAACGCCAAGGTCATCGCGTCATCAAGCGGTTTATCAGCAACTACTTCCACAAAGTCGTCAAACCTATCCATGCCATTTCGAAATTTAGTCTGGAACTCTTGGTATTGCTGCTTCTCAACTTGCTGCTTGTTGTTGTTTTCTTGCTCAACGTGCATACCCTGAACTGTTTGCTTTACAAACTTTGCAAGTTGTTGCTGCCAATCACCGCCCGAATTGGGATCGTACTCAAAATCCTGCGCAGCTTGTTGTACAACAGGAGCCGCATTTTGTTGCGCCAATTGCTGCCTTAACCCTTCTATCTCAGCATTGTACTTTTTAGCTTGTCGCGCCAATCGTTCACGTATAGCCTCGTTTTCAGGCTCTTTCTGATTGCCGTATTCATCAGCCTTGCTTTCAACCGCAGTCTTATCATTTACCTCTTTATCGTACGCCTCTTCGGCTTCGGGTTCGGCATCAGGCTCAAGCTCCTCCACTTCTTCTGGCGATTCTTGATACTGGTCTTCGGGTGCTGCGGTCTG